GCCTAAGATTAACCGTTCCGTCTCATTCCTAACTAAGAAATGCGCGCGGTGCGGCGGCGTATACGGGCCTGAGTCCTACGCGCCTTCCAAATCAATCTTCTTTTCCGATGGCGTAATACCAATTTGCGCCGACTGCATAGATGAGTTCATCACTAGTCCTTCCCCCGATGACGCGGGCAACTGGTCCCGCGTCAACAAACTCTGTCAGATGGCTGACATACCATTCATCCCCAAGGAATGGCAACGTCTCTACGACGAAAACCCCCACGGCGCCTTCACGGTATATGCGAAGATATTCACTAATCAAGAATATGAAAGTCTCGACTGGCAAGATTACTTCGATGCTTTCAAAAAGCTGAGAGCTGAAGGCCGCATAGAAGACGAATTACCACTTCTTGACGAACGCAGAATGCGCGAGCGCCAAGAGCGTTGGGGATCAAACTACGACTCCGAAGCCCTCGACTATCTCGACAATCTCTACAACGGATTAATGGCAACTCAAAACGTAAATGGCGCGTTACAAAACGACCAAGCCATCAAAATTTGTAAGTTGTCATACGAGATAGACTGCCGCATACGCGAGGGGGCTGACTTTGACAAAGTACTAGGGGCGTACGACAAGTTAGTTAAGACGGCAGAGTTTACACCTAAAAATGTCAAGAACATAAATGATTTCGACACAGTGGGAGAATTGATTAAATGGCTAGAAAAGAAGGGTTGGCGCTGCGGCTACTACGATGGCGTTGCTAAAGACGTAGTCGATGAGACGATCCAAAACATTCAAGCCTTTAACTAGCGGCTCTACGTGAATGAAAGCGGCATTGGCGAAGACATCACTCATCGATTAGAGATGTTGCGCGCGGTCGCTTCGGATCAGACGTAGGCTAGCCAAGGTTCATACTACATCGACCCCGCGCAATCCTACGACTTGGATAATTATGACAATGACGGATACGCGGATCTCATCAAAGGTCAAACCTTTAACCCTGAAGCCGGGGGTGAGTAATACTCGATGGCAATTAAGGACTTAATTGAGACTAGCAGTAGTCTTACTGTGGCGGCTCCCACGGGCATGCGCGATGGAGTAGAAATCGAAAAAGGTATAGTACTTAACGAAGACTACCTCACAAAGAACTTTAAAGAGATTGGGGATGTGTGCGGATACTTTTGTACATACCCCGATATTTTTATTGACTTGATAACGCCAGAGAACGACAGTATCAGTTTGTTCTTCTATTAGCGGATATTCTTGAGAGCAGTAATGCGATTCAAGACTATATACGTGACGGCGTGTCGTGCGTGGTCAAAATCGTTTTTGACAATTTTAGGCCTAATGCTTTAGTGCATTTTTATTCCTAACCATAAAGCCTTCATTTGCGCTCCTAACAAAAGCTAGGGCGCGCAAATTGCAAAGGAAAAGATTTACGAGATTTACCGACATTGGCCGCTCATACGGCGCGAAGTGATCGGTGGTGATGTCAGCGATAATCCAGGCAACTTCGGTAAAGACTATGTCACTATTAAGTTTCGTAACGGATCGATATTTGACGTGGTTGGCGCACTAGACTCGTCACTGGGCGGCCGACGGCATTCTGGTTTAATCGATGAGATTAAGAACCATGAAGAAGAGCCAATTAACACAATTGTTCTTCCTTTAATGAATGTCTCGCGCAGATTGCCTGATAACACTGTCAATGAGAAGGAACCTAATCAGCAAGTAATATGCGCGACTTCTGCTTGGCAGAAGACATCATTTGCATATGACAGATTGATTGACAACTTCGAAAAAGCGATTATCTTTCCTGATAAGGCTTTTGTGTTTGGATGCGACTACCGCATACCAATACTGCACGGACTCTTGGATCGTGACTTCATTAACGATCTTAAGATGTCCCCTTCCTATAATGAGACTACCTTCGCGACTGAGTATCTCAGTTTGTGGCAAGGTGCTTCAAATGAAAGCTGGTTTAACTTTGATAAAATGACGAAGTATCGAAAGATACAGAATCCAGAGAATAAAGCAATTGCGCGGCCTGGCGCCGACCAATTTTATTTACTTTCTTGGGACGTCGCGCGCTTGAACGACCAAAGTGTCGTTTGCGTGTTTAGAATCAATGTGCGGAATAAAATCAATTACCACGCGACACTCGTGAACATTAAGATGCTCGGGTTGACTCCAGAAACGAAAGTCTTTTATCGCTAGGTAATTGAAGTCAAGCGGCTTATCCAAGCCTTCAATCCGCGCGAAGTCGTAATCGATATTAACGGTCTTGGTATTGGCGTCGGTGACCTCATGATCCAAGAGCAAGTCGATGAAAACGGCATAATATATCCGCCATATGGATTTAACAATGACGCGGATCTTTTCGAGATCCCGGAGGATGTAGCGGCAGCAGCCATTGTTACTGCTAAGAAGGCAGCGGCACTTCTGAAGGAAAAGCTTCACGC